TGGTTAGCGAGGGTTTCGGCTTGGGACTTCGTGTCGCCCATGCGTTCGGCCATCGACACGAACTGCTCCCGCGCGTTCTTCACCGCAGCGGTGATCGCGGTGGTGGGGGCGTGCTCGTTCTTGAGCGCCTCCACGTTCTGCTGCGCCGCCGTCGCCATGCCCAGCAGCGCCTGCCGGTTCGCCAATCCTTTGGCGGTGTTGTCGGACAGGGTGGCACCGTTGGTCTTCAGTGACTGGTTGGCGGACATGATCGCCTGATGCCAGGCGATGTTCGAGGAGTAGGCGTTCTGGTTCGCGCCCGTCAGCGACTGCAGCTTCGCCTGGAGCGCGCTCGCGGTCATGGACTCCGCCTGCATGGCGGTGACGACGCTGGAGGCTGCGGTAGCGGTCTTGTGTTGCGCCCCGGAGGCTTCCAGTGATCCGCTTGTGGCCCCCCCGATGGCCTTCTGGAACTGCTGCGCGCTGTCACCGGCATTCGACAGGCCTGTGGCGGCGTGCTTGGAGGACCCCCCGAGGCCGTAGAAGATCCCGACCAGCGGCGCCACCACGTGGTAGAAGTCGTTGAACGCCCGGTACGTTTCGGCCAGGCCGGACACGACGTGCGCCGCGATCGGGGCCAAATCGGACAGCCACTGGATCATCCCGGCGATCTCCGGGGCACTCTCCGCCGCGGCGTTCCCGACGATCGCCATGGACTTCCCGATGTTCCCGATGATCGTCGGCATCTCCGGGGACAGCGACGCCTCCACCTGGTCGAAGTCGGAGGCCACCGTCTTGATGTACGGGGCAGCGGAGGCCAGGCCGGAAGAGATCGCCCGCACCAAGTCGTTGACGGCGGGTTCGATGGTCCGCATTGCGGGCAGCACGTCCTGGTTGATGATCGACCGGAAGGTCGTCTTCGCCTCATCCCCGATCGTGGTCCACACCGGCGCCCAGATCGTTTTCATCTGGTTCGCGGCCTGCTTCCCGTCCGCCTCCAGGTCCTTGATCGCCGCTTTGGCCTGCTTGGACCCGCGGGAGGCGTACAGGCCGATGCCGGCTAGCGCGCCACCGAGGCCGAGGGTGATCGCACCGGCCGCCAGGGTGGCGGCGGCGGGGATGACGACGGCGAGGGCTGTGGCCACCGTGGCGGCCACAGCGAGCCCCACCGGCCCCATATCGGCGATGTCGGAGGTGAGACCCTCGGTGGCATTGGCGGCGTTCTCTGCGGCCTTCTCCGACCCGGTGAACGCGAACTGTGCTTGCGCGCCCAGGGCCTTGAACACGTCGCCGCCGATCGTGCCGAGATCCTTGAACGTCGAGCCGACCTTCCCCATGATGCCGTCGGCCTCCCGCCACCGTGACGACATCAGCCCGGCGAAGAACCCCGTGTCCTCGGCCGCCTTCCTCGCCTTCGTGCCGGTGCTCTCCGCCGACGTGCCCGCGGCGTGGATCGTGGTGCCCGCGTTGCGTGCCGACACCGACGCCTTGTCGAAGGCGAGCCCGCTGCCCTCGATGGCGTCCCGCATGTCCTGGTTGACCTTGACGAACGCGCCGCCCTCTCGGTGGAAGCGGCCCGCCGCGTCGGTGTAGAGGCCCGTCGCTGCTGCTTCTTCCAGCAGCTTGTTGCGGGTCTCATCCAACGCCGCCGCCTCCTCCGCGGCGCCGTCACGGACCTGATCCTGGCTGGCCTTCAGCTCCTCGTTGGCGCCCGCCAGATCCTCGGTCGCGGCGACGGTCTCAGCCAGGTCCTTGTCGACGTCCTTCAGCTCGGCGGCGAGCTCGGCGGAGGAGTCGGCCAGGCCGTGCACCTTGTCCTTCAGCTCGTCGACCGCGCCGGCCGCCGCCACGTTCTTCTCCGCGAAGTCGTCGACGGTGTGCGCGGCGTCGTCGACCTCGGGCACGTAGGAGTCGAGGTTCGCGATGAACTCCTGCACGACGGGGGGTAGCTCGTCGGCCACGTCAGCCTCCTACCGCGTCGGTGAAGCCGCGGACGGCCGCGCGGGTGAGGAACCCGTTGCCGGTCAGCCGGGCCGTGGTCGGCGCCATGTACGGCCGTGCGGGCAGCGTCACCGATCTGACGAAGTGGGCGCCGTCGGCGTCGATCCAATGCAGGTAGCGGCCGTGCGCGTGGATCGTGCCGCCGAGCTCCTGAATCCGGGCGTAGATCACGGTCGGGTACACCCGGGTCGAGAACGACAGTGCACCGACCGCGACGGGCGGGGTGTGCTTCATCGAGCGGCGCAGCTCCCCGGACACGAGCGACGGCGGCGCGCCCGGCCCGGCCGGGGTTCGGGTGCCGGGCGGGTGGGAGCTGGAACGCAGGGTGGCCTGGACGTTGGTGTAGAACACCTTGGCCATGCCGTTCGCGGCTGCTTTGCCGCCGCGTTCGCGTGCCTTCCGGGAGATGCCACGGAGGTTGACCGCCGCCTGCGCGATGTCACCCATGGGTCTTCTCCCTTCGTTTCTGCTGGGCCGCGAGCTGTATGCCGATGCCCTCGGCTCGTGCCTCGTGGATGGTGCGGAGTGCCTCGCTGAAGTCGTCGGGGAGTGCGTTTATGTCGCGGGGGTGGAGCTGGTAGGTAGCGAGACACCACTCCCAGAAGTCCCATTCGGGATCGATAGGGAGGGCGGCGCCGGGTCGGCGGGCGTAGAAGTCGATGAGACGCTTCCGGAGATCGTCTTGGCTGGGGGTTTTGGGTCGTTGCCGCCCTCCTTCTTCTTCTTCATGATCACGTCGTAGTGGTGGCGGACCGCGTCGGCGAGGGTTTCGCCGTCGTCGTCGGTGAGGATGTTGAGGGCGTCGTAGGGGTTGACGCAGTCCGCGGGGATCGGGCCGAACGACCACGAGGTGATCATGTGGGTGAGGAGGGCGCCGATGCCGGTGTCCTCGATACTCATGGGGATGTCGTGGCTGCCGTCGTCGGCGTAGTGGATCTTTATGGCGTCGCGGACCGCGATGCGGTCACCGCGTAGCCGGGTGAGCCGGATCTTGGCCCACCCGCCGGACGGGAGGTCGACGTGCTCGGTTTGCATGGTGGCAGCTCCGTAGAAGGTGAATGGGGTCAGTAGGACGGGACGGCGTTCGTGATCGCCAGAGACACCGGCGTGTAGCCCGCGCTGGGGCCGATCGGCATCAGGGTGTTGCCCGTGGTCGCCACGAGTTTCTGGGTGGTGTCGTAGCCGAACAGGTCCGCGGCGTCGCTCAGCTTGCCGGTGTCGAACGCGCCGAGCTGCGCGTCCACCTCGACCTTGACGAGGCTGCCGCCGGACCCGCCGTTGGACTGGACGATCTGAATCGACGGCTGCGTGTTCTGCAGGTAGTAGAGGAAATCGGACTCATCCACGGCCGGGTCGAACTTCAGCGACATCGACGCACCCAGGGCGCCGCGCCCGATCGTGTAGGGGTTCTGTGAGCCCTGCACGGTGAACTTGGACGCGATCTTGCGGGCGAGGGTGAGTTTCCACTCGGCGATGTTCGCCGCCGCCGACCCGTTCAGCATCACCGTCGGCGCGTTCCAGGACGGCATCACGGCCACCGAGGAGGGCGCTGCGGTCGGGGTCGAGGCGGCGACGGTGGAGGCGAGGGTGGTGGCCTTCGCGTCCCACAGCAGCAGCGCCGTCGCCGTCGAGGTGATCGACAGTTCCGACATGCAGCAGAAGGAGTAGCAGCGGGCGCCGCTGCTCGCCGTGATTCCCGTGTAGTCCGTCCAGGTGTGCGTGCGGGGCTGTGTCGCACACCAGCCACCCGCACCCTTCCCGTTGTTGAGCAGGGAGAACCGGTGCGTGAACACCGACGTGCCGGGCGTCGAGGCGACGATGGATGAGGCGGTCGCTGCGTGCCCGTAGTACAGCGGCTGCTTCAACGTGTACGGGCCGGCACCGGTCCCGCTGATCGGCACGACCACCTCAGCGATCGAACCCGCCGTCACCGTGTTCGTATAGAACAGGTACGGCTGGTTGAGGGTGAGCGTGCCGGACGTAACGCTGATCGGGGTGGTGCCCGCCGCATAGGCCGCGGCCGGTGTCGACGCCGTTCCGGGCGCCGTCATCGCGGACACGTAGTAGTCGCCGAGCACGTTCAGCACGGCGTGCGGGAACGTGTCGCCGAACACGGCACCGCCGAGCGGCACGTCACCGATCATCGTGCCCTCGACGAGGCCGTACAGCTCGGCCATGGCGTTACGCCAGCCGGTGTCCTCCAAGAAGGTGATGCCGTCACCCGGGGAGAAGCTGGTGAGGGGGACGGTGAAGGTGGGCAGCACGGGCACGCCGGGCGACCCGATCGCCTCGGGTGCGACGCCGACGAACCGGTCGGCGACGGGGAAAACTGCGGGCGCGAAGGTCATCAGTGGGCCTCCCCTTCAGCGGGCTCGGACAGGCGGAGGGAAGCCGCAGGTGCCTTCGCGGCGGGCTTCGGCTCGGGCACGGGCTCGGGGGCCTGCCACTGCCCGTCGTTCGGCAGCGTCGGCTCCTCGGGCACGACCGGCTCTGGGCCGCGCTCGCCGGCCGGCGCGGCCGCCCACTCCTCGTGCGCCGTCTGCGCTTCGATGTGCCGGTCGTGCAGCCCGGAGCACGGGTAGATGTCGTAGCTGCCGCCCGGCACGGCAACGAGGGTGCACGGCGCGGACGGGGTGGACAAGTCGAGCCAGTGCCCGTACGTCCGCTCCTGGAAGCCGGTGTATGTCGCTCTCATTCAAGATCACCTTTCATGCCTGGACCACGATCAACACGTCGAACGACACCTGCGCGAGCGTCCCGGCCCGGCCCCGGTCGCCGGACACCTCCGGAATGTCCATCACCGAGTCGATCCCCGCGTCGCCCTCACCGGCCTGTACGACGCAGCCGCCGAGCTGCCGGTCCGCCTCGATCTGATCGATGATCTGCTCGATCAGCGCCTCAAGGTCGGCTTCGGCGTCCTCGACGTATGCCTGTTCGGAGAGGTGGAAGAGGTGGAGGACGACGCCAAACGCCTCGACCTTGAAGCCCGTCGCCGCCGCGACGGGGATCTTGCCTCCGGACGAGCGGCGCGCCCGATGGGAGGCGCGGAGCTGAATCGCGGCGACAGTGCCCATACCGCGGCCCTCGACCATCCCCGCCGTATAGTCGGAGTCCGCGATGCCCTTCCCGAGGTACGCCTTCACGGTGCCGAGCCCGTAGGCCATGAGCGGGCCGCCCTGCCACGACCGGTCGCGCTCCACATACGAGCCGCCGAAGTAGGCGGCCATCCCCAGCCGGACCGCCTGCCTGGTGGTGTTCACCCCTGCGTTCGGCATCAGCGGACCCTCGCGTAGTCCAGCAGCAGCCGGTACGCCTCATCCATCAGGCCACCTGCCTTGCCACCGGCCTCCGACATGCGCGCCGACGGCCCGAACGAGGTGTTCGAGAACGGCTCGTCGGAGGACACGTCCTCACGCAGCAGCAACCCGACCGCGCAGGAGATCACCGCCTGATGCATGCGGGCGGGCAGCCCCGACACCGACGCGCCCGCCGCGTGACTGAACGCCAACGTCCCGATGATGGGGATGTTCGCCGCCCCGAACGCCGGCACCCACGACGGCGCGACGATGACGGCCTCCTCCAGCGCCGGATCCCACAGCCGCAGCGCATCCCCGGGCATGATCCCCGTCGCGTCCGCCACCGGCAGCACACTCTGAGCGGCCGTCGCGCCGGTCGTGGTCGTCGCGACCCACCCCGCCGTGTAGCCGATCTCCATCCACACCTCGCCGCCCGCGCGGGCACCGCCGAACTGCACGCCCGGCCCCCACATGCCCGGCGGACGGCACGCGAACAGGATCTGCTGCTGCCGTGCCCCCTCCAGCCACGCCTGCGACAGGTCAGACCACGGCTGCAACGAGCCGGGTGTCAGGCCGGTCGACAGGGCGGTGACCTGCCGGACCGGGTTCATCGCCGCATGGAAGGAGATCACCCCGCGCCGGTTGGGGCGGGTCTGCGTGTGCTCGACGACCTGCCGCGCGCCGATGCCGTAGTCGGGGTTGACGACGAAGTCCGCCCACTCCGACGCTTTGATCAGCGTGTTGAACATCTCCGCGTC